GGGAAAATTAAATGGCAACAGCTAAAAAAACACCAGCAAAGAAGGTAGTGGCAAAGCCGGTACCTGCTAAAAAGACCACAGCGGCCAAGAAGACTGTGGCAGAAAAGAAACCCGTGGCCAAGAAACCTAGTACCACCGCAGTCAAGTTGGCCAAAGAAATTGGCAAGAAGAAAGTTGATCCAAAGCACAAAGGTATGAGTGCAAAGGATATTGCTACAGACCGAGGTGAACCATGGGTCAGTGTACTAGCAGTTGAACTGGACCCAGACAACATTGGTGCTGGTGCATTTGAACTGGACTGGAACGACAAGTTCCTTACCAAACTGATCCGCGCAGGATACCAAAAGGAATCCAATGAAAAGGATACTGTTATTGTGGATCGTTGGTTCCAGGATGTTTGCCGCAACATTGTTATGGAAAACTTTGAACAATGGGAAGCTGGTCAGACCGACCCCGAAATGCGTACTATCACCCGTAGAGACCTAGGCAACGGCAAAACCGAAGTATCATGAAGCCACTTGATGCGCCCGAATATCTGACCATATACATGCTGTTGCAACAGAGCACCACTAGCATGTATTTCATGGCCACGGGCACACCAAGCACACCAAGCATGGGTTCAGGAATATACGCCACTCGCGATCAAGCCGAACAAGCCCGAACTTTGGCCTTGCTTTCGGACAAATCGGACAATATATTTCATGTGTTCGAACTAGAAGTTCCAAATCCAGCATACAGATAGCGGTTGACGCGGGGTAAATAATATGCTATTATTACTCTATGAACTATCTAATCGTAGACACCGCAAACACATTCTTTAGGGCTCGCCACAGCGCACATAGAGCCGCAACGCCAGACGAACGAGTTGGCTTTGCTATTCACGTAACTCTTGCCAGCATTCACAAAGCCTGGCGCGATCAGAAAGCAGATCATGTTGTTATCTGTTTGGAAGGTCGTTCATGGAGAAAGGACTTCTATGAGCCATACAAGAAAAACCGCGCAGTGGCTAGAGCCGCACTTACAGATGCTGAAATTGAAGAAGACGCTATGTTCTGGCAAGCGTTCGACGACCTCAAAGAGTTCTTTATCGAAAAGTCAAATTGTACTGTTCTCCAGAACAGCCAGCTCGAGGCGGATGACCTGGTGGCAGGATGGATACAAAGTCACCCTGGAGACAACCATACAATCGTGAGTTCAGACACAGACTTCTATCAGTTACAGGCTGATAATGTCAAGCAGTACAACGGTATTGCTGATGAGCTTCACACGCTAAAAGGCATCCTAGACAAGAACGGTAAGTTGGTCAAGGATAAGAAAACAGGAGAACCCAAGGTGATCCCAGATCCTAAATGGATCCTGTTTGAAAAGTGTATGCGTGGCGATTCAAGTGACAACGTGTTCTCTGCATACCCCGGTGTGCGTACCAAGGGCACAAAAAATAAAGTAGGATTACAAGAAGCATTTGATGATATGGATCGTAAAGGATTCGCATGGAACAATCTCATGCTTCAGCGTTGGGTAGACCATAATGGGGAGGAACATCGTGTATTGGATGATTATGAACGTAACGTACGGTTGGTGGATCTTGCGGCACAGCCTGATGAGATCAAAAGAGTTATTGCTGGAACGATTGCTGATGCGAGTGTTGCAAAAGCCGTTGGAAGCGTTGGTGTCAAGTTTATGAAGTTTTGTGGCAAGCATGACCTGGTCAAGATCGGCGAGCAAGCACAAAGCTATTCAGAGTTCTTGAACGCACCTTACCCTGCCCTGGAGCCTGCATGACCCTTAGCAAAAGCCCAGAGCGGCACACATTTCAAAAAAACAATTACATCAAACAGTGTGAGGAAACCGGCAAAGAGCCGGATCCTGCTATCATACACATGTACGAAAGCTGGGCTACCGAACCTGAATTTGAAAATCGTCCCGAGGCTGATCTAGAGTACGACCTACGAACCACTGAGTGGATACTTGAAAAAGTTCGCGGTGACAACGTTTATGCACAGAATGTATATGCGGCCATGTGTAACATGCGCTGGCAGAAGCGTGAGGTATTACCGGTCCTCAAGGACGAATATTGGTCATGTACCTGGCGCAGTTCAGGCGGAATCGTTGCAGATATGCAAGGCAAGGGCGACTATATTGATTGGTACTGCTCAGGTATTAAAGGCGAAAAAATATCGGACGTGGAGTTCAATGATCTTAGTCATGAAGATCAGTTGCAACACAAAGAGTATGATAGTTATGTAGGAGAAGGCACAGTCACTCAAGAAATTGAAGATGACTTTTATAAACTTGGTTGGGTCCATTCAGAGTGGCCAGAGGACAATGTATGAGCAAGAAAGAAAAAGCACAGGGACTTACCATTCCGTTTGAAGTAGCAGATGCTATCACAGTTACTTGTTTGAAAGAACAGCGTGACTATTTAAAAAGCGAACTCAAGAAATGGAAGAAGAATCCCAAGTCCGATGCCAATCCCACTGGCTACTGGTTGCATCCAGAGGACGTGGGTCGTAACGAGATCATGATCCACCATCTAGATGCTGTTATTGCGTACTACGGAGGAGATAGACAAAATGGCTAAGTCTAAAAAAGTCAAAGAACCAACGGTCAAGGTCATACAGTTGACTCGTAAAGAAATACTTACCATGGCTGAGTTGGTCAATCACTTTCCAGATGTTGGCGTATTTGACCTGCATGTTGATCATTCCAGTGGGATTGGTCAAGCCACTAATTTAAAATTCACGCTGGATCTAGCAGGCGAGAAGAAAGATGTAACTGTGGACACAACTGACATAGGGAGCTGGTAATGAAACACGCATGGTATTACTTACAATGGAAATGGAAGAACATGGATGCATGGGACCGTTGGTGGGCTCTTGCCATGATTCTTTTGATAACTCGCTGGTGTTCCCCGTACCCATATGGTATGTGGTTAAACATTGGAGCCTTCTGCATCTTTGCAAGCGGTGTACTAAAACTCTTCTGGGACATGCAGGTACGCAACTACCGCAAGTATCAGGAAGAGCAACAGAAAGTAATCAACATACTCAAGGACTAGCATGAGACAAGAACTAGATCAACTGCTGTGCGAGAAGTATCCTAAGATGACGGTGAATCGCAATCTGGACATGACAGAAACTGCCATGTGCTGGGGATTTGATTGTGGCGATGGTTGGTACAACATCTTGAATCAACTCATGGGTAACATCCAACATCACATTGATTGGAAAATACAACAGCATGAAAGCGCCATTAAATACAACGAAATGGCCGCACTATGCAAATCTGGTAACTTTGAACTGTTTGAACAAGAGTACAAAGGTATCAGTCAAGAATACAAAGAGCGCCGGCTAGAAGGAATCATTGAAGGCAATTTAAGAACTGTGCCAGCGCCAGTGCCGCAAGTAACACTAGACCAAGTTAAAGAGAAATTTGGCACACTACGTTTCTACTACACAGGTGGCGATGATGTGATCAACGGCATGGTTCGTATGGCAGAAGCCATGTCGGGCACAACCTGCGAAGGGTGCGGCAACGTTGCCGAAACAATCTGGCCCCGAGGCAACAATGGCGGTATCGGTGGATGGGTGCGTACAATATGCAATCCATGCAATGACAAACGTGAAGAGCGCCGTGCCGCAGAACTGGCTGAATATCATGCCATGAATGAACCTAAAAAGGAAACTAAAAATGAACTCAACTATCAATTTATTGGAGAAGATACAGGACACCATGACTGAACTACGTGCAACTCCTGTTGTTAAAGACAAGTTCTGGATTGTTGAAGAAGATGGTCAACAGGTTGGAACTATCTTGGCCATCGAAGAAGGCGGGTTTGCATACGTGCATGATGACACGCGAGAACGGTATCCTACTATCAAGCTGTTGAAAAACAAGCTGAATATCACTTTCGAGAAGCATCGCCCTAAAAAACCAGATGTAGAAAAGGACGAAGTATACGGTTGGCCTTGCTCCACCAAGCCGCATAATAGACTGTACGATGTTAGCCGTAAACTTCCGATCTATACAAAGAACAACAAGAGCAAGAGCTACTACTATGCCGGATACTACATGGTCAAGATCAACAATGCTT